GGCGAGCTCGCCATGGTTGCCCAGAAGGTTGTAGCTGAAGTGACCGAGCTGGCCGAGGTAGGCGACCTCGCCCTCGGTCTCGATCGGGCCGAAGGTGAAGACGCGGCCGCCGCGGCCGAGGTCACCGAACGCCTCAGGGTCGACTGCGTCGGCGGCTGAGTCCCAGAAGCCGGCCATGTCGAACGAATGACTCTTCAGGCCGCCAGCGAGCTCGGTCCACCCCTGGGAGCCGAACGTGGTCTTGTCCAAGGCGGCCGCTTCGCCCGCCCAGGCCAGCCGGTTGGTCTCGGTGGTGAAGTCGTGGCCATGGACGTAGGCGTAGGCGTCCAGCAGGACGGTGGGCGCCATGAGCTACTTCGCCTTCCCGGTGCCGCCCGCCGGGGTGCCGCCGACCGGGGGCGCGTCGGGCGTCGGCTCCGGCAGCTTGCCGAGGTCGACGGACTTGGGCACCTCGACGTGCCCGGCGTAGACCAGGGCCTCGATGTTGGTCACGTCCGGGTCGAGCTCGACCGTGCCGCCCGGGGCAACGCCGTCGACCTCGGCCGGGCCGATCACCTTGCACTTGATCTTTTCAGCCACGTGTGGCTCCTCTCATCTCAGGTGGGACTTGGCCTCGAAGCGCAGCGTCATCCACGCGCTGGCGGCGTCGTCGTCGGCGCCGGAGTCGAGCTCGACTCCGGCCGAGACGATTGCCAGCAGGCCGGGCAGTCCGTTCAGCTTGGGGTCGGCGGCCACCGCGCGGATGATGTCGCCGGCGAGCTCGGTCGCCCGGGTCTCGGCCTGCAGCACCTCCTCGCTGGTGGCGCCGGGCCGGGTGACGACGATGTGCAGCTGCAGGGTGAGGTGCTCGATGCGCGGCAGGATCCCGCCGCCGCGCATCGTGGCCGGCTCCTGCGGGCCCCGGATCGCGCCGGGGTAGATGAAATCGCGCTCGGGATTGGGCGGTGGGCCGTAGCCGACCTGGACGTCCCCCAACTGCAGGCCCTCGACGAGCTTGACCAGGGCGAGCTTGACCGCGACGGCATTGGTGGCCGGGGTCATCGCTGCCCGCCGTGGAACAGGCTGCCGCGCTGGGGGTTGTAGTCCAGGGTCCGGCCCGCTGGCGCCGAGGAGCCGCCGGACCCGCGGGCCCCGCGGGAGTAGCGGTCATAGGCGGCGTCGACCTCGGGCACGCCGGTGCGCTCAGCGGCCGGAGTCGACAGCCGGTAGGTGCCGCCCTCGGCCACGCTGAAACTGATTGCCCTGTCCGGGACACCGGACCGGTGCAGGTTCGCCCGGCTGCGCAGGCGCAGCAGCGCGGCCGCTTTCAGGTCCGCTGGCGGATAGTCATTGCCGTACTCGTACTCGACGACGATGTTGCCCGACCCCTCGGTCCACAGGCCATAGTCCGTCCGGCGCAGCAGCCCGTCGCGGGTGACGGCCAGGGCGCCGAGCTGGGCACCGGACAGTGGCACCGCCGGCTGGTCGAGGCGGGGCGCGATGCTGGCCGAGCGGCTCAACCGGACCCCGCGCAGCACCATGCCGGCCACGATGTCGTCGCCACCGTCAGGCAGCACCAGGTCGCGGGTGCCGGTGCCGTCCAGCACCAGGCGCCGGTAGCGCCGTACCCACGCGCGCCGGGTGATCCGCTCGCACTCCTCCTCGACCTCGTAGCGGTACCGCGCCAGGTCGGCTGGCGGGTACTTGCCGACGTCGGCGAACATCGGGTCGGAGCTGCGAGCCTCGATCAGGGAAAAGAGGAACCCGCCCACGACCTCGACCAGATCGCGCTCGACGACGGCAGTGCCGTCGATGGTCGCTGACCAGGCCACAGTGAGCGCGGCGAGGCTGGCCTGGGCGGGTAGGACGACGCTGTAGCGGCCGGTGCCGTCGGCGTCGGCGGTCAGCGGGCCTGCGACCGCCTGGCCGCGCGCGTCGACCACCGACACCTCGACGTCGCCGTCCGCGTCCGTCGGCGTCTCGCCCACGTGGAAGGTGTGGATGAGCGCCGCCACGGAGCCCTGGAGCACGCGGGTGACGATCATCCGATGTAGACCGATCCCTCGACCGCCCCGGAGATGACATCGACGTATATGCCGTCGCTCGCCCAGATGCCGACGTAGTGGAGCGCGTTGAAGCTCTCGCCGTTGCCCAGGGCGATGGTCTGCAGCAGGGTGCCGGTGGCCGCGGACGCGTTGTCGTAGACGCGCAACACGGCGCCGGCCGCGCCGGTTGTCTCGCGTACGGTCATGCCGCGGTAGATCCCGGAGGTGACGCGCACTGCCTGGTCGGACCCGGTCAGCGGCACCGGCCGCACGATGCTGGCGGTCACCCGCGGATCCGGGCGGTCACCACGACCAGGCCGTCCGGCATGGCCAGACCGGAGGCCGCGACGATCTTCTCGACGGTGAGGACGTCGCCGGCCGCGATCAGGAGGTTGGCCGGGGTGCCCGACAACGTCATCGTCTCGGGGGTGAAGGCGACGCTGTCGGTGGCGGCGTAGGAGCGGGACGCGGCCAGGGCCGTCCCCGCGCCGGCCACCCGGTTGCGTAGGTTGAGCGTGAAGTAGTTCGTCACGTTGGCGGTCACCGCGGCGTGCGGGATCCACTTGGCGCTCGTGATCTGCAGGGCGAACGGGGCGATGAGACCGGCCCACTCGTCCGCAGTGCCCGCGGTGCTCTGGCCCGGCACGAAGATCGGGTAGACCAGGTCACCCGACATCTCTCGGAACTGCATGGTGCTCCTTCCACGGGGCGCCGCGGCCGCGGCACCCCTACGTTGATGACTACGGGTGCCGCTCGATCACTGGGTGCCGCGGTACATGCCGCGGTGGTCGAGCACCACGGCGTCGTAGATGTGCCGCAGCTTGTAAGTGACCTTGTCGGCGTTGAACATCGAGCCGACGTTCGGGTCCGACTGGGTGAACAGCTCGGGGTCCTCGCGGCCCTGGTAGAAACCGACCTCGATGGTCGGGCACATGTTCGGGTCGGCGATCTCGAACCAGTCGTTGGCGTCCGACCAGTAGTCGATGACGATCGGCTCCAGGCCCCGGTGCAGGTTCGGCCGGTCGGCCGGGTCGTTGGCGGTACCGGGGATCGCGGCCGGCGACACCGACAGCTGCCAGGCGAGCTCCTCCAGCTCCGACGGCACCACCAGGTACTTCGGGATGGTGGACAGCACGTTGATCGCGTTGCCGTAGGCGGCCTGCTTGCGCATCTTGCGCCGGGCGGTCGTCAGCGCCGACTGGCTCAGCATGGCACTGTCGGTGTTGGCGTGGCTGGCGTGGAAAAGGGCCGTGCTGTCGTAGGTCGTCGCGGCGTTGGTCTGCAGGATGTCCCAGACGAACCGGTAGAGCGTG